CCGTCGTCTCCGCCACCGCCCTCAGGCTGCGCGCCCACGGCGCCGGCCTGCTGCTGCTGCTGTTGCGCCTGGGCCTGCTGCTGCATCTGCTGCTGCTGCATCATGAGCTGCTGCCACTGGAACCAGAACGGATCGCGGATGTACGCGTACTGCTGGTCCTTCGAGGCTCCCTGGATGCCGAAGAAGAATTCGAGGATCTCACCGACGGTCTTGTACTTGTCGAGGACGGCCTGGTACTGAGGATTGAGCGGGAACTCGCCGCCCATCGTCTTGCCGACGGCCTTCTTCTCGACCTTTTCGAGAACCTCGTCGTACGTCATGTGGACGGGCATGTCCTGCTGAAGACGGACGCTTTCCTTTTCCGCCGTCTCGGCGTCGAGGCCGACGAGCTTCAGCGCGCAGTCCTTCGCGATGTGCTCGTCGAAGAGAGGTAGGATGCACTGGTTGAGGAAGTCTTCGAACTGGGCGAGCAGTGGCCGAATGCCGACGTCGCGCGCGGCTTCGAGCTTGTACTCGTTGTTGCCCTCGCTGAGAGCCTGGTTGTTCGTGCCGCGGGACAGGTAGCCCCAGCCCGGCAGCTCCTCGGGGGACATGCCGAACGCGCTGAGGATCACGCGGGCGTTCATGTCGGCGAGGTACTGGAACTCCATGTCGCGGCCACCCGAGTCGATCGGCTGCCACGTGATCTCGTCGTCCGCACCGCATCCGAACACGGGCATACGCCACGCGTTCGAGACGCTGTTGATCTGCGCGTTGAACTGCTGGCGCATGCGAGCGACGATGCTCTCGTCGACGTCATCGCTCTTGATGACCAGCATGCCGCGCGCCGCACGACCGCTCTGGAAGTACAGCTTGTTGTGGCTGGTGATGTTGATGTGCGTCGTGACGGCGCTGATCACCGTGTCGAGCGGCGTGACGGGGTAGCCGTCCAGCTCGACGTCGGGGACGGGGTAGAAGTTGTGGACGAGGCACTCGTCGTCGGCAAAAGCCTGGACCGGACGATCGTCGAAGACCTGGACCCACTTGTACTCGTCGCGCTGGAAGCGCTCCGGATCGAGCTTCTCGTTCTTGAGCTGGGCGAGGAGGATCTTGGCCTGGCGGCGCACGGCTTCGAGAGCGCTCTTCTGCGGCTCCGCCTTGTAGATCGTGCCGGCGTCCATCACTCGGAAGCCCGAGAACACGCGACCGGTTGCGGTGCGCTTCCACAAGACTTCCGTCGCGAGGCGGCCGAGCACAACCGCGTTGCGCACGCTCATCGAGATGTACTGCGGGAAGGTGAGGTCGTCCTGGTTGCCACCGAGGTCGAGGTTGTCGTCGCCGCAGGTCATCAGGCGCTTGGTGACGCGGGCGATGCGCTGCTGAAGCTCTTCCTTCTTGCGCTTCTTCTCCTCGGGGTCTGCGATCATTTCGAGCGCTTCGAGGACGTCCTGGCGGGCCTCGATGACGAAGCCGGTGGAGAAGCGGTCGGGGCGCGGGCGCCCGAATGCCGACATCTGGTTCTGGCGCGCCTGCACGATGGCAGCGACGAGGTCGTCCTGGATCGCGATGCGCTTGAGCAGCTTGTCGGGGATGAGGCGGGTCTTGGCCTTGTAGACGCTGTGGTACTTGTTGGCCAGCGTCGGGTCGTACTCGAAAGCGAGACGCTCGACATCGCCCGGCGCGTTCAGCGCGCGGCCGATCGCCTTTTCGAGCGTCATCGGCTCCTTGGCATCTGCCTTGATCTGCTTCTGGACGTCGGCGTCGAGGCGGATGCGCATCTCGCCCTTGCGAGTGGTCTCGACGCGAAGGCCCGAGCCGCTCAGACCCAGTAGGTCGGCGACGGCCTTGTTCAGGGGAGGAAGTTCAATGGAAGCCATGGGGAGTTACTCAGCGCTGATGAAGAGCAGGTTGAGGGGCGCGCTCGACAGGTTGACAACGATCGCGCTCCAGCATGGGCCGACCTTCTCGTCCCAGCCCGTCTGGTCGGCATCAGCAGCCGCCCACGGATCGACCTGGTTGAGGTTGCTCGTGTCGCCGTTCCAGCGCAGCACGAAGCTCTGGTCACCCTCGACGCGCGCGTAGCGCTTCGCCTGGGTGTAGATCTGGATGCCAGTTGCCGTCGGAGCAGCGCTCACGCCCGTCGGCAGCGGCTTGGTGGAGACGATCTCGAACCACTTCGAGGTGACTGCCACAATCTGGTAGGTCCCGAGGACAGGCGCGACGAAGCCGGCGCTGATGCGGACCTTGTCGCTGACCTGAACGCCGGCCGCGCTGAAGGCGAGCACCTGCGGGTTCGAGGAGACCGCGACGGACTCCGAATAGGCGATGAAGCCCGTGCCGGAAGGACGCGCGAGCTGCACGGACGATCCGTCGCCGGCAACAGCGATGACGACCCAGTAGCCGGTGTTGAGCGGGTTGAAGGGCGACGCGCTGTCGCCGGTCGTGGTGTCGGGGAGGAAGACGGTGTCGCCGACCTGCACCGCGGTCCAGTCGCCGGCCTGCGTGGCCATGGTGGCCGTCAGGTTGGCGTTGACGGTGACGACGACGGTGCGGGTGGCAAGCGTCAGCGCGCGCGCAGTGCGCAGGACGGGATCGGCGCCGGAGGTGAAGGTGAAGCGGTAGCGGTCCGCGGCGAGCGTGCTCAGAGCGAGCGAGAAGTTGGTCGTGTTGTCGACGGAGAGGGAGCGCGTGCCGCTGAACAGTGTCAGCGTGCCGCCCGGGTCGATGGTGTAAGGCACCGACTTCGGGTTGCCGACGGGGTAGCTGCGTCGCACGCCCCAGTCGACATACTTCTTCGTTGGATTGCTGGTGGCGCCGATATCAGCGTACGCCAGGATGTTGCTATTAAGCTTGAGAGTCCCGTCCATAGCGGGAAGATTGCGGCGGCGCTAGCCAAGGTCCCAGATGAGAGACCCCTTCTTTCCCTTGGACTTCGGTACGGCCTCACCCTGTTCACCCGTCACTGGGTCCTCGGTCGTCATCATGCCGGCATGACCCATGATCTGGTTCCAGTGGTGCTCGTTGATCTGGTTCTGACGAATCTGTTCCTGCGGAACGGCGAGGCGGTTGCGCTCTTCAGGCTTCGCGGCAACTGGGCCCTTGCCCTTCGGCGCGAACACGTTCATGACCAAATACCGAAGAGCGTCGCACTCGTCGTCATCCTCGTCGTCGGGCTGGTCGGTGACGTTGCCCGCGGCGTCGGTCAGGAAGTGGTAGGCCTGCATGCGCTTGACGAGCAGCTCACAGCCCTCGTCGCCGGCCAGAAAGAACAGCTCGGGCTGGCCGACGGTGGGCCACAGCTTGAGGCGCACGACCTCAATGCCGCCCGCGACCGAGCCCTTGTACTTATCCCAGTCGCGCATGCGGTAGCCGTTGCGCTTGAAGGTCTTGATGTCCGACGGGTACGCAGGGTCGGGCCAGATGTTGGCGTTGTACGGCTTGAGGCGCGTCTCGCAGAGCGACAGCTTCTGACCCAGCTCCAGCTCGGGCTGCGCGATGACGTCCAGCACGAACATGCGCGAGCCGTCGCGCGCCGCGATCACGGTCGCGAAGTTGTGGGTGTAGCCCCAGTCCATGCCGGCGTGCCACTGCACCTCGCGGCTCTTGAGGAGCGCAACGAGCTGGCCCTTGGTCATCTTCGGGTCGAACCGGTCGCCCGTGACCTTCTCGGCGATCTGCGCCGCCGTGAGCATGTGGACCGTTCGGTCGAAGCGCGGGTAGATCATACCCTCCGACGACGGCTTCCAGCACAGGAGCTGGGCCTTCGCCATCTCGGGGCTGAACTTGCGGAACAGCGACTGCGTGTGGTCGATCGGCTTGAGCAGCGAGCTGGTGTTCTTCTGGTGCGTAGCGAGCCGACCCTTGCAGGCAGCGAAGATCTTGCACTTGGAGAGGCAGCCCGCAAAACCCTCGTCGCGGACGTAGCTCTCCTTCGTCTCCTCGGGCAGGTCCTCGAACTCGGCCTCGCTCAGCGCGCGCAGCGTGTCGTCGCTGCGGTAGATCGGGATGCGCGGTTCCTTCGGGAGGTGGCGCGTCTCCGGGCACGGAGCCGTGACGTCGATGATGTTCCAGTGCCGGATGAGGAGGCCCGATTCCTCAGCCCGGTCGATCTCCTTCTGGACCAGACCGAAGCTGAACTTTCGCGTCGAGGTCAGCAGCGTGATCGGGCTCTTGCCCTCGAAGGGCGCGGGAATGGCGCGCGCCTCTTCGTACGCCTTCGGATTCGTCACGACGTCGACCTCGTCGACGACCATGAAAGGAACGTGCTCCGAGTTGGCGCCGGCCAGGGTGCAGATGATGATGACGATGTAGTTCGAGATCTGCTTGTAGAGCATCTTCTCCGCGGGAGTGGAGAGGCGCTCGAAATCACGCGGGCTCAGGCTGATGCCGGTGTCCGCGTTGTAGAAGCGGCAGATCTCGACCTTGCGCATGTTGTCGCCAACGACGAACTCGCGCAGCAGCGACGAGCGCAGGAACTTCTTGACGTACTCCTGGCTCTTCTTGGCCTGCGGCTCGATGGCAGCCATGTGGGCGACGCTGCGGCCCAGGTGGGCGAGCATCAGCACTTCAAGGATGGCGGCGCCCAAGGTTTTGAAGCTGTCGCGGGCGGCGTAGTTCAGGACGAAGTTGAACTTCGGATCGTCGTTACGACGCGCCTTGTCGTACACCTCCCAGATGCTGTCCATGGGCGAGCTGGTGCTCTGCTCATCGACGATGCAGTCGGGGATGTCGAGACCGAGGAAGAGGTGAATCCAGTCGTGCAGCCCCTCCTTGGATTCGAGGGGCGTGAAAAGAATTCGACGCTTCAATTCGTCAGTGTTAGGAATTGCAGGTGTCATCGAGGTAGTTGATGCACTCGGTCAAACGCACCGAGCTGTCCTTTGCGTAACCGAGGATCATGTTGCAGTGGTGACAGAGCAGTCCTCGGACCTTGCCTGTCTTGTGGTCGTGGTCGATATACAGCTTCTTACCGCGCCCACTAGTCGGCGGTTCGAGGCAGATGGCACACAGGCCGCGCTGGTTTTCCAGCATCTGATGGTACTGCTCGACGGTGAGTCCATACCGTCGAGCATTGTCAGCCAGCATCTTCTTGGGAGCACGCTTCTTGTCGCGGGCTCGGCGAGCTTCCGGGTTGGCTGCATCGCGCGCCTTCTGATCTGCGATGATCTTCTCCCGATTGGCGGCGTAGTAAGCCGCGTTGCGCTCGCTCTTGCTCACAGGCTACTTCTTCCAGATGCTCGCTAGCGCATTCCAGCTCGCGCGCAGACAATCCCACACCCACCAGAAGACGTGCACGGGGACCATGACGATGTGCGAGACGATGGACCAGATACGGAACGCCACGTCCGTGAAGAGGCCGTATACGTGCTCCCAGACGCCCTGGACGCGCTGCCAGAGGGTGCGCGCGAAGAACACGGTCTCGCCCCAGAGGTTGAGGACGAGGTTGACGATCAAAAGCTTGATGAATGCCCACATGGTCTAGTTCTCCGTCTTGCCGAGCAGGAGCTTCAGAGCGCTGGTTGCTTCGGCGGAAGTTGGTGGTCGTGCTACTGAAAGGATTGAGTCTGGGCGATGAACAACTTCGCCCACGACGGAGATCTTCGACGAGGTCTGGCGGTCTTGGCCGGTGAGCTTCTGGAGCATCTCGATCGCGGTCTTGAAGCCGGCGAGCGTGGTGACCCGGAAGTCGCCCAGCTCCGTTTCGTCTCCAGACTGGAGATACCGGCGCAGGCGGTCGCCGTGCTCACGGTTGGCGACGGCAAGGATGTCGCAGACGAAGTCTGCCGTCTCCAGGGTGACCTGCTGGACGCGCAGCGACGTGTTGGACAGGAGGGCGTCGAGGTGCTCCTCACGGCGCTCATCCCAGCGACCCTCGATACGGGCGGCGACGATCTCTCCGAGGCCGAGCTGGGGATTGAGGCGACGGATCTCTTCCGTGCCCTTCCCCTGGAGGAAGAGCTGGAAGAGCTTTGCGTTGAGGGAGGGAGCTAGGGGAGGCTTCTCGGTGCCGCGCCACACCATGTAGGCGTGGGACTCGCGCTTATTCAGGTAGCTCTGAGCCTTCTCGATTGCTTGCTCGCGATTTTCGCTCATCGTTCACGTTTGTCTTCTGGCGCTTGCCCTCGTACAGGGACTTGTCTCCCTCCTTCACGCGGAGGCCCCAGTTGTCGCCAAACAACCAGTGGATGCTGTTGTCGAGGCTCGCCACAAACTTCGCGAGGTCCTTCGGGTGCTTCTTCTTCGTGACGGCGTAGATGACGGTCTTGCCGGCGACGTCGATCTCGGCTTCCCACTTCGTGTAGCCGAAGGCGAGCTGACCCCACATGCGGATCTGGAACATCTGGGCGTCGTGAACAGAGCCCGTCGTCGCGGTGAGAGCCCGGAGAGCTGCTAGCTGCTTTTCCCAATCAGAAGCCACGGAGGCGCTCCTTTGCCATCTGCTTCAGAACGGTGCGCTCGGTACCGTGACGGGGCTGGAAGACGTCGGTGTACTTCTCGAACGCCACGCCCACACCCTCGGACTCGCGCACCTTCACCTCGACCTTGCCGTCGGTGCGAACGCCGCGGACGCGGGCCCAGCCCTCGAACAGCGGCCGGCGCTCGTCGAGCCAGGCCTGGGGGCCGCGGATCTCGACGTGCAGGACGTCCTTGGCCGCCGGGCGCGCGTTCACGTCGAGCGGGTGCGCAGGAGTGTCCTGCTCCTGGAGGATGCGGCGGCAGACGGAGCCGGTGTCGACGGGGGTCTTGTTCATGAGGTTGCCCTTGTCGTCGAAGTCCAGAATCCACAGAGCCCGCTCGACGTTCGCGTCACCGAGGGTGCGCCAGCGCGGCGCGCCGGGATACCAGACCTTGAAGAACTCTTGGGGCGTGTGAATATGTCCGCTAATAATCCTTTTCTGCTTGATAAGATTAGGATTCACGCCGTCGCCGGCAAAAAACCCATTCTCATAAACCGACCCGTCAAAGGTCTGGTGGCAGATGAGGGTGTTGCACTCGGGGTGCTCTTCGGACCACTTGACGAGCTGGTCGCCGTGGGTGTAGGGGCAGAACAGGATGCCGTCGCGGACCACCGGGCGCCAAGCCACCACCGTCGCCTGCTCGACGTGAGCGATGAGGGCCGTCGCCAGCGACCCCTCAACGCCGGGCGCGTCATGGTTGCCCTTCAGCACGATGACGTCGGTGGTCTTGCCGCGTAGACTCTCGAAGAACGCCCACCAGAAGAACTGCACCTCGGCGTGGATGATGGCGTGCGTGTGGTAGAGGTCGCCCGCCAGCACAACCGCGTCGATGTGCTCTTCCAGCTTGTGATTGACCAGCGTCTCTTTGATGAGGAAGGCGAGAGCCTTGGCGTCGTTCAGGTCGTCCGGGGTGACGTGGGGATCACCGACGAAGAGGTAGCGGGGCATGGTCCTCCGTGGAAGCCGTAGTACTCGTTCAGAGCGTCATAGTCGACGTTGAGCATGTGCTTGGTCAGCATGCTCATGCGCAAGAGCTTCTGCACCCTATCGCGGATGCGCTCGAACTTGACGTCCTGCGCCTTCCGGGCCTCCAGCTCGCGTCGACAAGATGGACACGGGCGCTGACCGCACAGCTCGTCGTTGCAGCCCTCGCACAGGCAGTCGCATTCTGGACAGCAGCGACAGCTCATACGAACTTCTGGATGTAGTCGCGGTCCTGGGTGAAGATCGGGATGTTCTCGTCGACGACCCAACGCCAGCGCTCGGCGCGTATGCCAGGATGATAGTCCTGGGCGCCAATGACGACCTCGTACTTCTCCTTCACGATGCAGACGCCGCGCTTCTGGGGCACGGGGTAGTCGTTGAAGTTGATGCTGCGCTCCTGGAACAGCTTCTCCTGGATCTGGTCGCAGTTGACGCCGTGCAGCTCGCCATGGCTGAACTGCGACTGACCCGCCATCTGGATGGCGTTGCGGGTCGCGTCCTGCTGGCGCCAGATGAAGACGTTGACGACCTCATCCTTGGGCAGGTTCCAGACGCGACAGTCGAAGGCCGGCAGCCGGCGCTTCAGCGTGTCGATCGGTCCCTTCAGGTTCAGGGAGTTGGGAATGATCATCCGCTCGGTGTACTCCGCGGCGAAGGCCACCGAGCACATCGCCGCCGCCACCGACGTCATCTTCTGGACCTGATAGTCGTACCAGGCCTCCGTCTTGATGTCGGCGTAGTCGGTCAGCAGGAGCTGGATCTCGTCACTCTGGACGTACGCCACCTGCGCGCCCTGGATGTTCTCGCAGAGGTACTTGGCTGCCGCCCACATGCACTCGTGGAAGGGGCGGCAGTAGGGGCGCGGCAGCCCCTTGGTGAAGGTGTGGAAGGCCTTGCCGTCGAGGCGCATCATGACGGGCACGCGGCGCATAAGCGTCGTGCGCGGCACGCCCTCGTACTCCTTCATGCGGTCGCCGAGGCTGTCGCTGCTGCTCATGAGAACATCCTGTTGAGAATCCGCTCCCACCACGACAGACGCCGGGGCGGCGCCATGGCAAGAGGAGGAATGATCTGACCCAGCCCACCGAACAGGTCCTTGTCCCAAACGCGCTCCCAGCCGATGACCATGCTGGCGTCGATGAGGATGAACGTCTTGTCGCCCATCTCGAAGATCTCTTTCGCGAGAGGGTGCTTGCAGAGATCGCCTCGCACGTAGACGGCGTCACCGTGCTCGTACGGCAGATCTCCCTCGGTGGGGTGCACCACCGTGAGCTTGGTCAGCTCAGCGCGCTGCTTGA